TTTAGCTAAAGGAGGGGGTAAGGTTGTTGGCGTTATTAGAGACTTAAATCAATTGTTTATTTTAACCAGTTCAAGTTTGTGGGGATATCTGGTTACTAACGGTGCAATTGTCCCGGCTGCTAACTCAGAAACAGGGACTATACGCGCTAGGAGTTTTGCACCATGAGAACTTCTACTAGAATGGTGGTATTGAGCAAGAGATTTGACACTGATGCACAAACCTACATAACTGCGGTAGAAGCTACTGATGGTGCGCCACTTGAAGAAGGTGTCAAAATAGCTATCAATAACTTTGTAGTGGGTTGTAAAGCTGATGGCATCTGGAGTGCAATTAAAGCATCATGTATATTGGCAGGGGCTAGAACGCTGGCTGGTGCTTTAGTTCCGCTTGCTGGTACTGCACCAACTAATTTTAATTTTGTTAGCGGGGATTACAACCGTAAGACAGGGTTGGTTGGGGACGGAACTACTAAATATCTGGACAGCAACCGGAACAACAATGCTGACCCACAGGACAGTTGTCACATAAGTGTCTATGGCACAGCTTTTGGTGCAACTACGGCAGCGCTAAAAGTACCGCTAGGCAGGCAAATAAACGGCTTCAACGAAAAAGCATTGTTTGCATCTACGTCTATTAACTCAGGGTTGCTAACTGTTCGCTGCCAATCGACAAATGCACCTGTAGCGCATACAGCAAATAGAGCAGATGGTTTAATTGGTACGTCCCGAGCTAACTCGGTTACAATTAGCATACGAAATAGTAATTCAACTGTTACTGCGTCTCAAGTATCGACTGCGCTTTCAACACCGACTTTATTTGTCTTTGCTAGTAGCGATGGGAATCAGAGCAACGACGGTGGTATAGTAAGTGCCTTTGATGACTCCCGCCTAGCTTTCTACTCTATTGGTGAATCCCTAAACCTCGCCTTACTGGATACTCGTATAACTACGCTTATTAATACCTACAATACAGCAATTGCATAACCATGACAAAACAAGAATGGCTGCTTTCTCAAATTGCACAATTCCCTGAACTATCTCCCAGGGAATTAACTTCATACCTCAACGATAAAGTATTAGTAGATAATCCAGTGCCAATAGGACAAGTATCTGTGACAACTACCTTAGAAGAAGTTTCAGCAGTAGTCACAGATGCGGAAGTCTTAGCTATAGCTGAGAGTCCAGTTTATAATAAAATTCTAGACGCAATTAATCAGAATAGACTTGATTGGATTGTTGGAAATTTAACTACTTTAAAACGTGGTGGAAAATTAAGTCAAGAAAGTTATGATGCAATTTTAGTATTACTTCAAAGGACTCAACTAGACCCTAATTATCAAGCACAAATATTAGTAAGCCCTGCTGAGTTAGCAGGGTATGGGGCTATTTTAGTTAGTGATGTTGAGGAGTTGATTTAGTTTACTATGTCTAGATATAGTCAACACGCCAGAAATTTGTATTATTCTTATCCTCGCAGAATTGAGAAGGGAATTTCTGATCATACTGTTGTGCGTATTGGTGATAAAAAATGGCGTGTTTTGCCTATTTTAAGCCGTACTCCTCGCAGTCGATCTCAAGGTTGGATTGTTGAGGCTAAAAAGTTTCCTCCTGACACTTCTGATTTTGGCAAGATTTGCTATCCTGGAAAAGATAGAGTCCAGCCACGAGAGATCAAATGTACTTGTCCTGATGCTACTGCTATTGAGGATTACGGAAGGGATTGGACATTTTCAAGGGCGGGTTTATTTTATCCTTGTAAACATATTATTGCTGTTTTAATTAAAGAGAAAGTTGATTTTATAGAAAATACTTTAGCTAATTATAATAAAGATAGAAATGATGATTGTTTCGTTTGTCCGCCGGGGGCTTTTTGCGGTGAGGTTGGTGATCTTCCCAATTATGGAGATTTTCCGCCTTGTACTAGATTAAAAATTTCTTTTAATACTGTTATTCGTCAGAGTTATACCGATTTGATTATCACTTTAACTAATACTGCTTATGTGTATGCTCCAATTCAATCTATTTCTGTTAGTCCATTTGGCCGAGTTGTTACTCGTGCTTATGGCCAACAATATTATTTAGGTTATAATTTTTGTACTAACTCTTTTGTTAATTCTGACATTCACGGCGGCGGTGTTATTTTATCATCTAGTTATATTATAGAAGAAGGTTATCCTCCTGCTGAGTGGTATTCATAGAAGAAGGTTATCCTCCTGCTGGTTGGTATGATTAATTAGTGGCTATTATTTATTGGTAGGTATTTATGGCTTGTGGGAAGAATCAAGATAAGGGTAAAATGTCAGAGAAGCAGCGCGCCGCTATTTCTAAAGGTGCTACTGGCAAGAAAAAAACAGCCGAACAGAAAAAGAAGATATCTGACGGCATGAAAAATAGTGAGTGTGTTAAGTCCAAAAAAAAGAAGAAGAAATAATTATTCTTTTTCTGGTAAATAAATTTTAATTTCTGCTTTATTATTGTTTTCTTCGGCTTTATCTTTCTCTCTCCATCCTGCTTGACATTTTAGGTAAAAGAATATAGCCGCGGGTTCTCCTTTTTCAATTAAATCAAATAATTTTTCTGACACTTTTAATTTAGCTTTAGCACGTCCGGCTTTGTATGCTTCTTTTGCTTTTTCGTTGTCTGTTAGTCGTCGGTCTAAAGTTCTGGGGGATGTTCCTATTAAGTAGGAAATATCATCAAGGCTTAATCCTAGACCCGCTGCTTTTTCAATTAAAGTAATTTGTTCATTTGTTAAAATAATAGTCATGTTTAAATAAAAATATTATGGCCTTTACTAATGCTCAAAAATCTAAAGCTATAGGACATCTTGGTTACACTGTTGATTCTTGGTCCCTGGGGTTTATTGGTGGTAAAATGGATGCGATCGCTAATTTATCTGTTGATAGTGAGACTAGAGTTGGTGCAATTATTACTCAGTTAGATACGCTAGAAACACAATTAAATTCTAGCACTGCTTCTAACGCTGGCATTCAGGTTAAGCCAGATGGTACGGTGTTTTTTCAAGGTCAAATTATATCTGAGATTAATAATCAGTATAATTATTGGAAGAATAAACTTTCTATAGCTTTGGGTGTTTCTACGTTTTCTACTGGTTCTCGCGTTGTTCGTTCTTGATTCAGTGATGTGATTTTAATTAGTGAGCGATCGCTAAATTTTAGGAGGTAGTTATGCGTAAGTCTGCTAAGTATTATAATTCTAATCCTAAAGCTAAGGCTAAAAAGGATGCTTACAACAAGGAGTTTAATAAAAAGTCTGATCAAGTAAAAAAAAGAACTGAATTAAATAAAATTAATCGTGATAACGGTACGTATGGCAACGGTGATAAAATGGATATGAGTCATACTAAGGAGGGAATAAAACCGAAACCACAATCAGAGAATCGTGGCAGTTCTAAAGATATGCCTGGTGATAAACGCTCGCGTGGAAAGAAGTCTGCAAGCAAAAAGAAAAAGCTGTGATGTGATTACTTTATCTTGTTGTGTGATCGCTCTTTAGAATTTCACGCTTTAGAATTTCGCGCAACACAAAATAATAATGTAAATTATAATAAAATAAATAATACAGAATATAATAATACAGGATACAAGAGAACAAAGCGCACATTATAACACAATTGATAAGCCCCTATACCCCCATTTATAGTTTTTCTTATGTCGAAGTTACACACACAAAATTTTTGATTTTTAGCAATTATGGAAAGTATCAATCATGACAATTCTGTTAGCAGCCTTCATCCTGATTATATTGACAGTATTAGCTTATGGGATTATTTGGATGATTTATATTATGGATCAGACAGATGGCTTGAATTAGCAAAAACAGGGTTTAAACCTACTGACAAAACTGCTTTGTACCTTCCCCGCCATGCTGCGGAATCGTTTGAGAATTGGCAGAGTAGGATTAATCAAAGTTGCTATGATGATTTATTTGCTAAGGCTATTAGACAATTTGTAGGTTTGATATTTAAGAATGATGTTAATTTTACTTCTGATAGTGAGTTTATTTCTCATTACGAGAATTTGGATAATCATGGTGTTAATGGAGATGTATTTTTTAGACAAGTTGCTTTAATGGCGATGCGTTTGGGTCATTGTTTTATATTTATTGATTTACCTGTTATTAATGCTAAAAATTATCAAGAATACTCAGAATTATCACCTCGTCCTTACTGGTCTTTGATTTCCCCGCAAAATTTAATTAATTGGGAGTGTGAATTTATTGATAATAAATTAGTTTTCACTTTGGCAGTTATTAAAGAAGAAATTTATACAAGAGCTGGTGACTTTGGTTATCAGAAAATTAATCAATATCGGGTTTATCGTCCTGGGTCTTATTTTATTTATAGAGAGGTTGATAATAAAGCTGAAAATAAGACTGATAACAAAACTGATAACAAGTTTGTTTTATATTCTTCTGGTGATTTTATTTCTGAATACGCTTATGTTCCCATTGTTCCTGTATTTGGCGGTTCTCGTTTGGATGATTGCGTTAGCGTTCCACCACTTAGGGGTTTAGCTGATAAGAATAGAGTTCTTTATCAACTAACGTCTGATCACAATCGCAAGGTTTCGCTATGTTGTCAGCCGGTGCCAGTTTTAAAGGATTCTATGAGGGGTGATGAGCCTTTGGAAATTGGACCGAATAGTTTTATTAACCTTCGTGATCCTAATGGCAGTTTTCAATGGGTTGAGCCGTTAGCAATTAGTTTAGAGCAAAGTCGGAAGGATTTAGATGATTTGAGAGACAGTATTAGCAATGATGCTGCGAAATTTTTAACTTCACCGTCTGATCGTCAAACCAGTGCGGCGACTTATTTGTTAGCTTCTCCAGTAGAGGCTAGTTTAGCGAGTTTTACTGCTAATTTTTCAGATGGCATTAATCAGGCGATTGCTATTCATAATCAGATGATTAATTGTGATTGTGAGGTTAAAATTGTTCTTGATACTAAATTAATACCCGCTTCTGACGTTCCGAACAAGGAACAAATTGCAATTTCGCTGCGCGGTTTATTTACTGATGGTATTATTGGTAGAGCAACTGTATTAAAGGCGCTTGAGAAATTAGATTTATTTGGCAAAGATTTCGATTTAGAACAGGAATTAATTACAGATGACAGATACATTAAACTCTAGTGATGATAATTTACCCCCTTCTACACCATTGGGTGATACTGGGTTGGAGGCACTGAGAAAAGAGCGGGAGGAACGGAAGAAATTAGAACAGCAATTAAAGGAGCTAAGGGGTAAAGCTGAGGCGGGGGATATTTTAGCTGGTGAAATTCAGGAATATAAAACCAAGTTAGAAACTAAGGAACAGGAATATGCTCAAAATCTGGAACAGTTAAAGGGTGAAATTTCTCAACGTGAGAAAATTATTACATTTTCAAAAATTGAATCTGAGTTTTTAAAAACTGCGGGGGAAATTCAGCTAAATTCTAAATTTCAGGGTTTATTGCTTAATGCTCATAAGCACGAATTTACTGTAATTGATGGTGCGGTAAAAACTGCTGACGGTAAAACTGTGAAGGAATGGCTAGAAAATCAGCGATCGCAATATCCCGAATTGTTTGATGCCCCAAAAACTTCTGGCTCTGGTATTGGTGGTAGTCGTTCTAATTCTTCAGGTGGTCGTCGGACTGTAATTGATTCTTCCAATAATCAACAGTTTCTTGACAATTTAGATGGAATTATTGACGGTTCGGTGTCTGTTGAGCGATAATATTTTTGCAGCGGTTGCACCTTTTCCGCTACTCCTGCAATATATTTGAAAATTATATTTATTGGTGGCATTTCTCCTTAGACGTGCCACTTTATTATTTGACGCTGAATAAAAATAGTTTATACTTAGATTGCTAAGGTGCGATACCTGGCGGCGCGATGCCTTGCACACTTTTTAAGATTTTGAACAATGGCAAATACTATTAATTCTTTGTTGGTAGATCGTATTTATGCAATGGGGCTAAAGGCTCTGCGTCGCCAAACTGCATTACTTCGTTACGTGACAACTTACGAGAAGGAGGTAATGGATAACAGTTTTAGGGGTGATACTGTTGTTGTTCCAATTCCTTCTCAACGGTCTGATTCTGATGTTACTGATGTAGTACCATCGAATACTCCACCTGCCCCTTCTGACATTACTCCTCGTTATGCTTCTGTTACCTTGAGCAATTGGAAAAAGGTAAACTTTGCATTAACAGACTTTGAGGTTTCTAAACTTTCTGCGGGTACGATGTCTGATGAGTTTAGCGGTGCTATTGATGTTCTTGCTGGGAATATTATTCGGTCCGTGATGGCGAATTACACTGGGATTTACCAGTACGCGGGTACTGCTGGCACTACTCCTTTTGCATCTTCTACAGCTTCTGCCGCTAGTGCTAGAAAGTTACTCAATATTTCCGGTGCGCCTATGGAAAATCGTGCCATGGTTTTAAATTTTGACGCTGACGCTAACGCTATTGGTTTATCTCTTTTCCAGCAATATTTGCAAAAGGGTGATACTCAGACTTTAAAGGAAGGCACTATTAAACGTGCTTTGGGCTTTGATTGGGCTGTGGATGGATATTTACCAACTTTCACTGGTGGCACACTTTCTAACGGAACTTCTAAAGCCGCTTTGGTTAACGGCGCGGCTACGGTTGGGGTTTCTACTATAAATATTGATTCTGGTACTTTAACCGGAACTTTAGTAGTTGGTGATTTATTTACTGTGGCGGGTGACACTCAACAGTATGTTTGTACTATTGCCAGGACTGCATCTAGTAACGCTATTGCTGGTTTGACTTTTTCTCCCGCTGCTAAAGTTGCATGGGCGGATAATGCTGTGATCACGTTTGTGGCTTCTCATGATGTTGCTGGCTTGGCACTTCATCGGCAAGCGCTCGCTTTTGCTTCTAAACCTTTGGATGATGTGACTTTAGAGGGCGGTTCTCAGATTCGCCAAATACCTGATCCTGTTTCTGGCTTAACTTTGTGCTTAGAAATTACTCGGCAGTATAAACAGACTGTCGCTGAGTTTTCTTGCTTGTGGGGTTCTACCCTTGCTCGTCCTGAATGTGCGGTTAGGATACTGGGGTAATAAATTATGGCTGCAATTTCAACTGTAAAAATTCAAGATGGGGACGATTACGCCATTATTAATGAGCGTGATTTTGATCCTGGGATTCATCAGATTTATGTTAAGAAATCCAAGAAATTCAAGAAAACTTTAGTTTCTGATCTTGTTTCTGGTGACGGTGATAGTAATGGTGATGGTGTGACTGATGTTGATGGTGTTAATAATGAGGAATAAAATGCAGTTTAATGATTCTCATTTGCAACTTATTTTGACTGTGATGGCGATCGCTTCAGGTTTTTATCGACTTGTTAAAATTGAGACAACTATACATTCAAAAATTGATAAACTACAATCTGATTTTAATGTTTATGTTGTTCAGAATACTGGTGATTTAGCCTTAATTAGAAGAGATGTTTCTCGCGTTTTGGAAAAATTAGACAGTTGATTTATGGCTAAATTAAGTAAAAAGGATATGCCTTGTAATAAGCCGAAAGCTACACCTAGTCATTCTAAAAAATCTCATGTCGTTAAGGCTTGCGATTCTGGAGTTGAAAAGATTATTAGATTTGGTGAACAGGGTGCAAAAACTGCGGGTAAACCTAAAAAGGGAGAGTCGGAAGCTACTAAAATGAAACGAAAATCTTTCAAAGCCCGTCATGCTAAAAATATTGCCAAAGGTAAAATGAGCCCGGCATATTGGGCGGATAAAGTTAAATGGTAACGTGGGTTTAGGGTATCTAAAAAAAAGAGGCTAAAGGCCTCTTTTTAATGTGATGTATTTTCATCACACCTGATATTTTTAGTTTGGGAATGATAGTGACAATTGGATTACTTTGGGGGTGTTGGTGATAAGTGTTACTCCTTTGCTGTCTAGATCAATTATTGCTTTTTGAACTTCGATAATTCTTAAATTCCATCTATCTGCAAAATCCACTAAATTAATTTCGAGTTTTTTAGGGTCTGCATTTTCTGCCTTTTCAATTTCAATTGCAAGGTAGATGTAGCCTAGACCTTTAATTATTCCTGATTCTTTTAAGGCTTTGATTGTCTTTTCATCAATCAGTAATTTGGCTTCGTTCTTGTTCTTTCCTACCGCTTCCTCTTTTACTAATTGCAACATTTTGATAACTCCTATCATGACTAGAATTAAATTTTTTTACCAACATTTCCCGGCGTAATTTTGGATACGGGGAAGATTTAAAGATTTGTATTCCCGTGCCAGTGCAATTAAATCAGGCATTTTCTCCTATTGCCTCCCATGCTTTAGCCTCTGCAATACCATCTTCTTTGCGGTATTTTTTCATTGACTTTCTGTTTACCAATTCTTGCAAGTCAATAACGTTGGTGTTTTCAGGTTTGGTCAAATTTTCTTTTTCAGTTTTCCCGACTTGGTGCATCTCCTCACACATATCATGGCTAAAGCGCATATCCATCATTTCCATCTCAATTAGGGTGATAAACTTTAGCCCTAGTCCACACTGCATTCGTTGGCAAATTGGTTGTTTGTCAGTTTCGGGGTTGTAAGCAGGGATGGCCATTTTAATTAACTGGGGTTGAATTTTCCCTGTGTCGTTACAACAATGGCATTTAACATCTGGCTGTAAATCTTCCAGCTTGTACGCTTTTGCTGGTGCTGGTGCTGGTGCTAATGAGAATTTAAGCATGATAAAATCTCCTCCTTAATTTCCTGTGATTCGTGGCAGAATTTACAAAAATCCTTGATTGTGGTATCTTTGATGTTTTGGATAGTATAACCCGTTGTCCCGTGTGTACATACGCCTAGCCATAACTCATCAAAGCGCGGGTGATTTGCCCAAACTTCAAATTTATTGGATTGATGAGATGAGCTATCATCACTTGTTCCACAAAAAGATTCCCATTTGGCTTTTAAATCCTCTAGATTACGCTCGATCCACCTCATGGGTAATGTAGGAGGTTTAGGCAACTTCTTGGCTTCTTCCTGGCAAAAATTCAAGAAGTTTTTTCTCTCTCCCTCTGAGAGAGATATGAGGTAAATCTGGTAAGAATCTGAATATAAATCTGAAGGGGGGCTGGAATTCAGCTTTGGCAATGGTTTCGGGGCTTCATTTTCTACGATCAGAGACTGCTGTCTACGATTAGAGACTTCTGTCTCCATTTGGAGACTTTTGTCTACGATTGGAGACTCTTGTCTACATTTGGAGACTGTTTCTACATTTGGAGACTGTTCTATAATGTTGTCTCCGTCTAGGTTTGGGTTAGTATTGGTAACTGTTATTTCCCCATGAATTTCAATGGAAATCATTCCTAAAGTTTGCAGTTTGGCGATCGCTTTATAGAATGCTGGTTTGCTGATTCCTAGTTCTGTGATGATGTCGGTGGGTTTGTATTTCCCTTTCCACCCATATTTAAGCTTGATTTCAAAATACAGATGTACTAGCCCACTGGTGGTTAACAACCCTTGGCTGTACCCTTCTAGGGCTTTTTCGATGGTCATTTTATAAAACTGTGCCATTATTCCACCCTTCATTACTTGTCCGCCTGTTATTAAAAAAAGACTCCTAATGTGCATAGGGGTCTTTGTAATTTAGGTTGTTGTTTACTCACTCAATAATAATACCAAGTTTTTGAAACTTTAGCAATCTTTCATCCCATAATTTTTCGTATTTTTTGATATTATTTTCGGTGAATATTTGCAGTTTTTCAGGTGAAATTACAATCACTGCTAATTGGGTAATATCGTTTAGATATGCCGGTGAATCTTGCGTTGGTAATGCTGAAAAATTCCAAGCTTTGGCATAGGCGGCGGTTTGAATGAAAGCTTCGTCTATCCATTGGCGTTTTTTAATGCGATCGCTAGTTTTCCAGTCTAATAGGGTGGGTTGATCATCCATAATTGCCACTAAATCAGCAGTTCCGGCATATCCTGAGTTATGCCAAATGAATCGCTCACACTCCATAATTTTGATTGATTTTAGGAATGGTTGCAGATGTTTCCACCTTTGGGCGTTGCCTTCATGTACCCAATTTTCCGCAGGTTCGACGTTATGATGAAATTTATATTTAATAGCCTCATGAATTTCTGTACCTCTTTTCAGGTAATTTTCACTATTAGTTTTTGACTTTTCTAAACCAAGTAATTTATTTTGTTTGTGCTGCCATTTTCTGAGGCGTTCTTTGTCTGCCTCATCTTCTGTCAATTCTAGAATTGTTGTGACTGATGGTAAACTCCCAATGGGTGTTTTGTATGTTCTCATGATTTTTATTTTAATGGGTTGATAATTAGGTTTAGGGCTGCTGCTTTTTTCTTGGCTGCTTTTTCAGTTAAAGCATTTTGGATTGTTTCTGGTTTTGAACTAATAAAACGTTTAAAACATACTTTCCATTTTTTGCTTTGTTCTTCTTGAAATG